AGCTCTTAGCTACACCTTCTACAGCTGAACCATCTAGCCAGTTCCACAAAACAAACTCCAGGTGAGGCCATGTCATAATTGACTCTGTCCCCACTCTGGGTAGTTTGGTGGTATCTAGCCTACGATTCATGGGATTGGTCTCATCCGGATTCATGCAGAACTCGTCCTTGACCCACACCATGTAGGTAGAGAACCTACGCGCGACTGCTGCAGGGTGGGTCAAATCAGGCAGATCGAGACGAACCGCATTAGTGGATATTATAAGAATCCTACTATCAAAAGTAACTTTTCCTTTATCCTCTATCGCGGCTTGCTCAACATCCACTTGCAACGCTCCTACATACTTAAGGATGGCATACAAACTGGTGTCTCCTTGCGCTGATGGCGTACCGTTGCGCATGGCCAATGCATCGTCTATACAAACTGCAAACTGCTTTCTGTAGCCAGACTGGAAATTGGCAAAAGGATCGTAGATATGAACCAGGGTCTCCGGATTCCTGACAAAATAGGCAGAAAGCTCTGGGTCACCCTTAGCACTCTCCATACACACTTGCGTGGCTATGTCTGCTGTCATAAGCGTCTTACCGAGGCCAGTTGGACCTAAGAAATTAATTCCTACGGTCTCTGTCCTCGTTTGACACTCATTATTATCAGGTAAAGCAAAGCGGTTGAGCTTGGTTAATGCATGAAGAATCATGTCAACTGCTCGACCTTCAGTATCTCTAACATCCTTAGTAGCATGTAAAAATTTTGCTTGAAGCTCCCTAGCAGCCATTCTCAATGACTCATAACGAAACCTACGGTTCCTGGTAAACATACCATCCTTATCTATATCATCGATCAACTGATTGACCTCATTTCTCAAGGCTTGAGTGGGGCTAATCGCTGAAAACGACCACCCTGGTTTGCCCATGAGTTCAACAACCCACTCATAAAACTCCGAAAGCATTGTGCTAACCCACTGTATGGTGAACTGAGCACCTTCACGATATTTCTTCATAGCAGAACTAGCGGTCAAGAAAGCTGTCAGGCCTCCTTGGCTAATCTTGTTGCTGAAAACGCCGTGGAATGCAAAACCACACAACGCATCAACTACCAAGTCCAAACCTCCTGTCTGCAAAACAAACTGTTCAGGTTCCTTGGTGGGTAAAAGATATGCCTTCAAAGCATCCAGCACAGGTGTTATATAAACCCTAAGAGGAGCTGCAAAGTAGGTAAGCGCACAGCTGATAAATGTCAACCCTAAGGTGACTACATTAGCTGTAATAAAGCCTGCTCTACACGCCAACAAGGCTGCAAAAGCCATAAGAAGTACCACTAAAGGCACTTTAAGG